AATTAAACGCTGGTAAATATTTACCGCCAGTTCTTGTAAGCTGTCTAGCTTGGCCTGGATTGATTTCAGGTTCTGGGTTAGGATCTGTCTCATAATGGCCGTCTTTGCTAGGCTCGAAGAAAGTTTTTCCACTTCCATCTGTAACCATGTGATAAGTACTATTAGCTTCTTTATATCCGTTACTAAGAACCATTTTAGCTTCCATATCACTTTCGTAAGGTCCATAAACTTCTGAAGAGTCCCAATACGCTGATGATATTATTAATGTATTTCTAACAGCACTTACAGTTCCACTAGACAAAGGTACCAAGTTAATTACTTTAGGCATAGCCTCATATAGAGTCCATTCTTTTTTAACATTGTCTTGTACATCTAATGCTTTAATAGTTATTGTTGTCGTTACATCATCAGGATAACCTATTTCTTGGCTGACAGTATCAGCACAAGCGCTTACCCAATGTTCAAAGAAACTTCTCAAGAACCAATCTTGATCTGTAAGAAATGTAAAGTTAATTTCGTTTCCTAAGAAACCTACTTTTGTGTTTCTAAAGAAAGTCCAAGGACCTACATTATATTCTTTGTTACTTAATATCATACCAGGTATCTGTACTTCTTCACAAAATAGGCAAACATCTTTGGTTAAGTTCAATGCATCTTTTGTTCTCCAATCTATAAGATCTTCATTTTTATTAACAATATCTGCAATATTGAATTCTACTTCAAATCTTTCTGCACGAGCAAAACTTCTTTTTTTAAGTTCCTCTCTATACTCTTTAAATGTTCCTGTAGATTTACCTTGTGGCACTTACTTTCTCCTACTTAATGCCGCTGTACTTACTGACATGCGTCGTTTTCTTTCTGGTTTTTCCATTGTGTCTTTATATACAGTTCTCTCTGTAGCTCCTACAAATTTTTGTACAGGAAGAAATATAGCTGATTTCCAATTTTTAGGATCTACTTCTATCATTTCTCCTGTTATGTTAGCTGTTAAATATTTTTTAACAGAACCTCTAACTTCTGGGAACCTTGAGAAGTTTCTTACAGAAGCCCATGTTGATCTTAATGTACTCTTATCTGTAATATTTTGCTTATCTACAGGATATATTTTATCCAATAAATTAGCTCTAAATGTAGGAGCCAGATAATGTAAATTAATACCACTAAAACCTTGTGGCATAGGTTCTGTAATCACTACAAGAGGAACAGTATCATAGTAAGGTAAGTCTGCCTTCCATTTAGGATCGTAAGAAAACATATACATTTTACCTACTTCTAATTGTCTAGCTTTTTTACCAAGATCTGTACTTCGTGCCTCTTGGAATGTATTAACTCCTCTAGCATAATCACGGACAGCACGAACATACCATTGGACAGATCTGTCCATGTTATCTCCAGCTGCTTGTCGTATGTCTGCAAAAGGTGTCGCCATGTAAGTATTTATACTAGATACCCAATTCTTTTTCGGTAACTATCTTAAATTCCATGCCTTGGGCTTTACAAAAATCCTTTGCGTGTTTCCATTTGGCCTCGTTTACTCCGTATTGTGCTATCTCTTGCAGATGTCTTTTGGTTCTACGCTTCTGTGGTGAGGGAGGTTTAGTAAATCTTTCTGGTTTTACCTCGATTAAATACTTTTTTATTTTATCTTTTTCTTGTACTTCTATATAGAAATCAACCATATACCTATGTACTTTATTGTCTAAAGGATTACGATAGGGTATTGCAATCTCTTCTGATACCCAGCCTTTTATAGAACTGCTTAGATCACACCAGTTCATAAACTTTAATTCATAACTTGATCTATAAGTTATTGCATTGAAGTCGCCAAGATACTTCGTTGGATTACGAGGAATAAACTTTCCTTTATATATTTCTTTGGCATAAACCATATAAATAAGAATATAAGTTAAATAACTATTTATTCGGATACAAACATGGCAGCAGGACATTATTTACACAAATACCCTCAAGAACTAGGACAGAAACAGTTTCCTCATTGTATTAAGTTCTATATAAATGCTAGAAAGGTTGTAGCACAAAACAATAATCTAGCTAATAGAGATTTTACAGCAGAAGAAAGAGAGGCTTTTAATAATGAAAATAGATCCAGTTCTGAAGAATACGAAACAGCAGCAACAACCTCAGCAGCATTAGTTGCAGCTGTAGGAACCTTTGCAGCAGCTAAAGGTGTTACAGGAGAAGGTGTATCAGGCTTACAAAGAACATTTCAAGTGGGCGCCGGAGCAACGATTGGTGCAGGAATGATGAATGCTGTTGCAGACAATATGGAACAAGTAAGATTATTGGATACAATATCTTTGTTTATACCTCAATCAGTCGTTGCAGGTTATACAGCCAATTGGGACGAAGCAGATCTAGGACCTGTAGCAGGTATGTTAGGAACAGGAAATTATTCTAATGCAGATGCTCTAGTAGGTAATGCAGCAGAACTTATAGGTAGAGGATTAGTATCAGGTGCAGCAAATATAGCATCATCGGTAGGTATAGGCGATATTAATTTTGGTGGAATGTTTGAAGCTACAAGTAAGAAAGTAGAAAACCCATATAAGGAACAATTATTTAAATCAATGGGCTTTAGGCAGTTTTCTTTTCAGTATAGTTTTTCTCCTAAAAATGAAGGCGAGGCAAAAGAAGTTCAACACATTGTAAAACTATTTAAAGAAAATATGCACCCTTCTGTAGACGAATCAGGATTATTTTTAATTTATCCTTCAGAATTTTCTATAGAATTTCAAGTATCAGATGGAGAAGGTAACTTTGTAAAAAATCACAACTTACCTACAATATCATCTTGTGCATTAAAAAATGTTAAGGTTACATATGGTCCTGATGGTATGTTTAACGCATTTAAAAATTCAGGTGGTATGCCAACTGAAACAACTATGGAATTACAATTTGTAGAACTAGAAACTCTTACAAGAGAAAGATTAATGGAAATGGAACCTACACAGGAAGAGGCTAAACAGGAAGAGAAAGAAAAAGAAGAGACAAAAAATCAACCTCAAAGAGGTAAAATAGGAAGGAGTATCTAATGTTTTTTAAAGCACTACCTAAAATAAAATATCCGGTTCCTACTTCTGACGGTAAGATCAAAGGCAAGATTGTTACTGATATTTTTAGGCGTGTTCAATTAGATAAATTCTTTGCTAATAGACAAACATTAATAGAAATTATTGTAGATGATAACGACACACCAGAAAGTGTTGCTTACAACTACTACGGCTCTACAAAATATCATTGGTTAGTCTTGTTGTCTAACAATATTGTAGATGTAGATAGAGAATGGCCAATGTCATATAACAAACTTAATGCTTATATAGCAGATAAGTATGGAGCAAACAACTCTCAAGATATTCATCATTATGTGGACGCTACAAGAGAAGATATAATTGTGGATTGGGACGCAGGAAAATTAGCTAGTGGAGAAATAAAAGCAGTTACAAACTTTAATTATGAAAATGATAAAAATGATAACAAGAGACAAATATTTTTATTAGATAGAAGATTCCTTAAGGACATAGTTACACAGTATAAAAAATTGGTGAAGTAATATCATGGCGGAAACAACCGACGAACAATTAAATAAACCCGGTGATGTCAAAGTAGATGAATTGTTTATAACATTATCTAATGGAGAAAACTATGATCTATTACCCTTCTTTGTAGAATTAAATTTATATGAAGATGTGTGGAATGTTTTCCTATCAGGAAATGTTATTTTAAAAGACGGTGTTAATTTAATAGGTTCAGGACCTATTGCAGGTGGCGAAGGTATTACAATGAAATTAAGAACACCTACTTATGATGATATACCAGAAAATGTAATAGACAAAACATTCCAAATATTTGCTATAAAAGATAGATCATTAAACAACGATAGAGAACAAATTTATATACTACACTTTATTTCTATAGAAGGAATGAATGATCAGGGTGTAGTATTATCCAAAAGATTCCAAGGCAACACAGCTGAAATAGCAGAAAAAATATATGCAGATTATGTAGTAGAATCCCGAAGGCCTTTGGAAGGCACAGAACCTACAAAGATGGTTGTAGGAGATTTACCACACGCTTCTAAAGTAAATTTTTTAGCAAACTTATGGACACCAGTACAAACATTACAATTTTTATCTAAGTATTGTAAGGGTAATAAACACATAGGTGCTGATTTTATATTTTTTGAAAGTAATAAAATGTTTTAT